AGATTTCATTTGAACCATTGCTGCAGTTGCAGATGCAATAGCTGCTGGATTTTCTTGTAATTTTTTAGCCTGGTGTGCGTTTATAGTATCTTGAAGAGTAGGTAATGGTTGCCCAAACTCCCTCTTTAAGATATCAAGGCCTTCTGCTAAATATTTGTCGTTTTGTTTCATTGTAGTTTTCCCACTTTGTTAGCTAATTTAACTAATCTCTCTGAAATTTTACTCATTGCTTTATGGGTGTTCTTCCAATATGTACCTGAATCTACCTTTAGCTCATTTTTTAATTTAACATTCATATCTATTAACTTACTTAATCCACTTAATGAATCACGAACTTCTCTCATCGATTGTCCAATTTTTTGTTTTGGTGTTAAAGTTTCATCGTTACGGTATTGTGTGTAACGGGCCTCTTTTATTGATTCAGCAAAATATCCTATTTTTTCATATTCTTTTCTTACGGCTGGTTTATCTACAATGACAAGTCTTTTTCCAGAACTCTTATGTTTTACTTTTACTGTTTTGCCTCTTTTATAAGTAAGTCCTAAATCTGATTCGGTTATTGATTCGTTTGCAAGTCGAAGAGCATCTTTTACTTTTTTGTCGTTGGATAAACCCTTTTTAATTCTTTCAATTTTCTTAACAGCATTCGTCATATTACCACTCATTTGTATAGCAATTAATATAGCTTTCTTTTGATAGGAACTTAATCTTCCCTCAACTACGGATTCTGTTTTTTTATCAATCTGTTTACCAAATGCACTTTGTACTCTTTTTACACTTACAATACCCTTCATACCCTTTTTCAAACTTCTACCAACCATTGTCCTTGCTTGTCCAGCTCCTGTAGCATCAATGATAATTTTACCTACACCAGCAACAGTAACTGCCCACTTTCCCTCTACAACTTTAAAATCTGTTCCTGTCTTTGCAATCTTTTTTCTTTTCTCATTACCTTTAGATTGAAAAGCGTTTGGTGAATCATATTCTCCACCAGCGGTTGCAGTTGTTGAGGCTTCTTTTATTTTTTTTTGAATTAAAGTACGAAGTAATTCCGTAAACTTTTTTCTATTTATTTTTGTGGACATTTTCTAACTCCCCTACTAATTCGTAATATCTCATCAACGAAACAACATTAGAATCTTTTACATGAATTCCTTTTGTTGCAGTATCGGTATGAGTTATTGCTTCGGTTAATTTAATTTTAGTAATCTTATCATCAACTCTTTGTAAATGTGATTTTAAGGTTTTTTTAATTTTAATAACTTCAGTATCTATGAATTCGCGCAAAGAATTAGTGTTTGATAAATTGTTTATATACTCTTTAAGTAAATTTCTCTGATTTTCATTTAGAGTGCTGTACTTTTTGTTGAATTTATCAACCAATAGTTGATAAGTTAACAACCTTAAATCCTTATCTTGTTTATTTAAGTCATCTTGAATACTATGTTTAGTTTTCTTAGTGCGTCTGACTTTAGTGATGTTCTCTATAATTGTTAATTTACTATCAGTTTCTTCTATAGGAGATATTTTCTCTTTTAAGCATTCACCTTCAAATACATTGTAAATTGAAGCCAATAGTTTATATCCAGGTATTCGTGTATTGAAAAAATCAGCAGCGTTATAATTTTCCTTAACACTTTTAATCAAATTATATTTTTCATTTCGTAATTTACGATTTGATAAATGTCTACGACTTTTTATTACTGCAGAAAGCAAAATGTTTGCTTGTTCGTTAGTTTTATATGTCTTTTCCGTCAAAATCTTGTAAAGTTCATATTCTTTCCCAAGTTCTGAATTTGGGTTAAATGTTTCTTTTAAAATGCTAACAGCCTTACTATTTTCAGTATCATTGAGTACATCAACAGTTATTTGGCGAGTCAGCAGTTCGAAAAGAATTCCAGTATTTTTTATTTTACTGTGCTTCTTATTGTAATTCATTAAACACTCCATTCGTGATAAGTTTATACATAAATAAATATTAAAACTTCAAATAATCGTTATTTATCTTCAGTAAATTCTTTATATTCTTTATCTATTTCTTCACTATCTATTGTTTCTCTTAATAATTCTATGCCTTTTTTACCTAAAGACTTCTTTAACCTATCAAAGTGAGCTAAAGCCATAGGTATTTTTGGTCTACCAAGTGGATCTCGTCCTCTTGCACTACCATCTTTACTATACTTAGTTACTTCTTTTGGTCTACCAGCTCCCTCTTGTCCACCTTCGGGTGCCCCACCTTTGTCAAATATTGAACCTGCTGCAGTATCAGGTGGTTCTTGAACATCATCTGCTCCCATTCCAACTGCTGCCATATCACTTGGAGTTCCAACTGAATCACCACTTTCTGCAGGATCATTACCTTCTTGTTCTATTTGTGAATATCTAAATTTAGTTTTTTGATCATCCACCATTTCTTTTTCAAGTTGTTCTTTTTCTTTTGCCGTGAAATTGAAAATATTTTTATATACCCAATCACTTGACATTAAACTATTGTCTTTTACATCACGAGCTAAATTAACTTTATTACTCCACAATTCAATCTTCTCTTGTTCATAAATTGTAGATGGATTTGTTAATTTCAATTCAAAGTTTACCAACTCTTCATCTGTATATCCTTGTGAGTATAAATGAACAACTGCAATCTTTGTCAATTCACTTGTTAAAATTCTTTGAATTCTCTCAATTGTTCTTGCAAATCGTACATCTTCTGCGGCTAATGTAGCTTTACTACCAAGACTTTCTTCATATCCTAAAAACGCTTTCGGTATTCTTAGAGCAGCTAACATACGATTCTTTAAATACTCGATGTCATCTGTAGTCTCATATTGCATTCCTGGAAGAGAGTCAATACTCGTACCACTATCGCCACCACGAACTGGCATAAAGAAATCTTCAGTAAGATTCTGTATATTGAATTTCAAATTATAATCACCAGTTGTATCATCCATAAACGGTGTCTTCTTCATTTTGTTAATGATTTTTTGCATATAATTGTCAACTTCATTTGGTGGAATATTTCCGATATCAACTTTAAATACTCTCTTCTCTGGTGCTCTCATGATTCTGTGAATCAACATAGCATCTTCCATCAATGTTAATTGTTTCCAAACCTTACGAGCACTTTCCATCATTGATTTACCATAAGGTAAAAGATTACTATCACTTGCTAATCTGAAGTGAGCGATTTGAAAGTTTTCAAATTCTATTTTTTTATTAGAAGATGAACGAGCAAAATAAGGATGTGCCTGCTCCATTGCCTCTAAATAGAATTTAGTATAATAAGGATTATCTGGGTCTTCTCCCTCTGAACGAATTATTTCATACGGGGATAAAGGAACTACATTGTGTATTCCAAACTTATCACTAATGTCTAAATATAAAAAGAAGTCTCCATACTTACACATATTTCTTACCCATGGCCACAAGTTAAATTCTATATTCATAATATCATAGAATAAATTATGTAGTATTTGTTTTATCTGATCATTATCACTTTGTATTTCTAACGATTCCCCATACGCACTTTTCATAGTTGATTCATCAGCGTATGTATCAAGTGCAGATGCAATTATTGAATCCGCTTCCATAGTTTCATAATCTTTAAATAAACCCAATCGTGCTGCCTGCAGTTGTGCAAATGTGGAATATCCACTATTTACCAAGTCCAAACCACTATGTAGTTTTGAATACCTATCAACCAAATGTGATTTCACTTGTGATTGAACTTGTTCTGTATCAGCTATTTTTAGTTTTTTACCACCAACATTTCTTACAATTACATTTGTACTAAATAATCGTTGTAATCTACTAAATAATGTTCTATCTGCCATTTTTTACCTCACTTATAAGAGCCACTTTAACGACTCTTTTTTTCTTTCGTGGCCTACTTCCCACTCCCATTCACCATTATCAGGGTCTTCGGTAGTATATAGTCCATCAACATCTTGAAATCTATCAAGTGTCTTTTTTGTTAACTCAATTCCTTCTGTTCGTAATCTTAATGCAGTATCACGAACCCATAAACCAATAGCAAAAGACATAACTAAATCATCGTTATATCCTCTCATTGCTTCTGCTCTATTGTTTAGATAAATAAATGTAAATAATTCATCTATTAATCTATTGGAACGAACCACTACTGATTCATCCCTAAAATATTCCTCTAACTTTGCAATAATCAAAGGTCGAGTTTTCATTGTAGTTGAAAATCCAGCCACCATTTTCTTTTCTTCACTTCTAAATCGATTGTTCATTTGATGAGCAATATCGATATATCTTAAATCTTTACTTGTATAAAATAGATTAGGATACTCCCTATCTATTACTTGTTGGATTGTAGCCCAACCAATGTTATTGTTTTCTATAATTAGTAAAGCATCGTTATATTCAGTTGAAATACTAACCAACATATTACCAAAATCTTTTGTAGGAACTCTACCTTTATACTCTGCTACTTGTTCTACTTTTTCTACATCCATAACATGGAATGCACTATAGTCTGCTGCATCACCACGACCAACATCTGCCGTTACCACATAAGTTTTTGTATAGTTGGGCTGTTTCCATATCCATAAATTATTATCAATCCCTCTTTTTTCAACTGGTTCTCTAACCATTGTATTTCTACATTCGTCTAAAATTCTTGCATCAATAACAGAAGTACCTGAAGTTATAAAATCACAATCACATTCTTGTGCTGCACTCTGTATTCCTAATAATGTATCTTGCTCATCTCTCCAGTCTTGATGTCTATCTGGATGAACAGTCCAATGAAGTTTAATAAAATTAAACATTCCACTACCTTCTTCTGCCTCAACCCAATGTTTATGAAACCAATTACCAACACCGTTTGGTGTAGAGAGTGCAATACAACTACCACCCGTTGTCAATGTTTGTTGTGAAGCCGTCCATATTTCATCAATCTTATCAATAAATGCTGCCTCGTCCAATATCAATAATGATAGTGCTTCTGAACGAGCTGCTTCAGGTCCTGAAGAAACTGCCTTAATCTGTGAACCATTCATATATCGTAGATTCAACTTGTTATCCTCAACACATTTTTGTTTTAACCAACTCGGTAGATTTGAATGCATCACACGAACCTTTGTTACTAAATTCTTTGCTACTTCTTGTTTGGTTGCAATTACCAACACATTCTTATCTTGATGAAATGTCATCAACCACAAACTATATCCAGCTGTTAATGTTGATATTCCTAACTGTCTTGCCTTTAAAATAATATTAAATCTATTTTCTTGAAATTCATTTACAGTTTTTTCTTGAAAATCATATAAAGAAAATGGAATCTTTCCCCTGATTGGGTGTTGTATCACACAATACTTCTTCATAAAATAAGCAGGGTCTTGTGCACATTTCACATATTCGGATTTTATTACTTCTTTTATCTGTGTTGCCATTATTCGCCTACTAGCTGACCTGTTAACCAAACTGATGTTGATGTGGCCACTACTCCATAAGTAAACCATAACCATTTGTTCTCATGCCATTTAGGTTTGACAACTTTTACTTTCTCTTTATAAAGTTCAGTAGTTTCTTTTAATAAATCAATTTGATGTACTCTCGTTGAAATTATCAAAGAATCTAAAGTAGAATTTTCTTCTAACTTTTTAACTTGAAGTTCTAAATCTGAAATTAAACTTGTTTGTAAACTATCCGATACTTCGTATTGTTTAAGTTTATTTGCCCAATCTGTTACCTGTGATGCAGGTATGTTGTACATTTTTTCATCTTTAGTATCTTGTCCATAAAGAACTCCAACTAATAGTAATATGTATATAATATATCTCATGTATATAAATATATACTACTTGGAAAATTTCTTCAAATATTTTAAAGCTTCGTCGCTGTCATCAAATTCAACAGCTTTCTTAGCTTCAACAATATGTTTCTTTGTAGTAGTTACCTTCCGTTTAAGTGTTGCCACTTCTTTTTTGTTAACTTTTTTCTTAGATTCAAGTACTGTAACTTGTTTTTCAAGTTCTTTATTTTCAGTCTCTTTTACCTTTATTGCCTTGTCTAACTTTTTGACTTCTTCTTTTTTCTTTTCGCCAAAAAATAGTTCAAGAATCCAATCAATGATTCCCATTGTGATCTCCCTTGTTTGGTAGTCTTATACCATATTCATTACAAATTTCTTCTAATGATAAATATCCAGTTTTATCGTGTTCTGTTAAATCCATCAACTTTTTTAAAATCTTTCTATATACTCTCGTTACTTCTTCAGTCTCACTATTATTAATTTTCATATGATACTCTGCAGCAACATTACCCAACTGAGCAACCATCCCCATTATCTCAATAACCAACTCCTCAGGTAGGATCAAGTTCCGTTGATTCTTCATCTATAGCCTCTTCTAATTTAGTTATATATGCTCGAGCCTCTTCAACAACTGCACTGAATTGGTCTTCTCCCATTTCCCATTTTTCTTTTTCAAGTTCGATATCAACTACACCAACACTATTGAAAAACTCTGCTTTACCACCTGTTTTTTCAAACTCATCGATACTCGACTTTAAATCTTTTAAATATGATTTTTTATTCTCATTAATTTTCTTCTTAG